ATTCACTGCGAGATCACCGACGAGTCGCCTGACGGGCTTTGTGATTCACTGCGAGATCACCGACGAGTCGCTGGCCGCCTGATCATCGAACAGCGCGCCATCCGACTCACGGGTGGCTTGTTTTCCGGTCCAGTCCTGCCAGCGGCGCACGATCACGTCGACGTACTTGGGGTCGAGTTCGATCACCCGAGCCAATCGCCCAGACTTCTCGGCGGCGATCAGCGTCGTGCCGGAGCCACCGAACGGATCGAGCACCACGTTGCCGGGGCGGCTCGAATTGCGGATCGCGCGCTCGACCAACTCGACCGGCTTCATCGTCGGGTGCAGGTCGTTCTTCTGCGGCTTCTTGATATTCCAGACGTCACCCTGATCGCGGTCGCCGCACCAGTGGCGTTGTGCGCCCTCGGGCCATCCGTACAGGATCGGCTCGTACTGGCGCTGGTAGTCGGTCCGGCCCAGCGTGAAGGTGTTCTTGGCCCAGATGATGAACGTCGACCACTTGCCACCGGCGGCGCGGAACGCAGCCTGCAACACATCCAGTTCGCTGGACGACATCGCCACGTAGATCCCGCCTCGGCAATGCGCGATGGTCGGTGTCAGCGCCGCCAGCAAAAAATCGTAGAAGCCTTCGCCCAAGTTGTCGTTCAGGATCGCGCGATCCTTGCCGCGCATCTTGTCCTTGGCGCTGTTGGCGTAGTTCACGTTGTACGGCGGATCGGTGAAGACCATGTCCACCGGCTCACCCTTGAGCAACTGCCGGTAGCTTTCGGCCACAGTGGAGTCACCGCACAGCAGGCGGTGACCGCCAAGCAGCCAGACGTCACCCGGGCGCGAGATCGGCGTCTCGGACACTTCGGGCACGGCGTCGTCATCGGTTTCGCCTTCGCCATCCGGCTCACCGCCCGCCATCAATTCGGCCAGCGCATCGGCATCGAAGCCGGTCAGCGACACGTCGAAATCGTCGTCCTGCAGGGCGGTGATCTCGATTCGCAGCATCGCGTCATCCCACCCGGCGTTCTCGGCGATGCGGTTGTCCGCGATCACCAGGGCCCGGCGCTGCGTCGGGGTCAGGTGGTCGAGTACCACCACCGGCACCACCTCCAGCCCGAGTTTCTGTGCGGCAGCCAGCCGTCCGTGCCCGGCGACGATCACGCCGTCGCTACCGGCCAGGATCGGATTGGTGAAGCCGAACTCCGCAATCGAGGCTGCGATCTGCGCCACCTGATCATCCGAGTGGGTGCGGGCGTTGCGGGCGTAGGGAAGCAGTTTGGCAGTCGGCCACTGCTCGATCTTGTCGACAAACCAGGAAGCGCTCATTGCGTGGCCTCCATGGTAGTCAGTCGTTCCTCGGCAACGACATCAAACGACTGGCCCGTGGCCAACAGCGTGACGGGAACGCCGGGGTGGTTCTGCTGGAATCGTTTGATGGCAACGTCCACGTACTCGGGGGCGATCTCCACGGTGCGGCAGATGCGACCGGTGCGATCGGCCGCCAGCATCGTCGTGCCGCTGCCGCCGAAGGGTTCGAACACGATGTCGCCCGCGTTCGTGTAGGCCTCAATGACGAACTCGGGCAGCGCCACCGGGAACACGGCGGGGTGGTCAATGTCCTGCCCGATCTTGCCCTTGTGGCGCATCACGCGAATCACCGAGTCGGGAATCCGGGTGTCCTGCGTCGGTTGGCCCTTGTGCGTCCAGCCGCCCACTTCGCCGTCCTTGCTGCGCATGGCCGTGGACGAGCCATCGGCGCGCAGGTGCGATTCCTGGCCCGCGTGCTTGCAGGGCACGATCTTGTTGGGCTTGCGGCTGGCGCGGTTGAAGTGGAAAACGAACTCGAAGCTCGGCGCGAAGCGTCCCGCCCAGTCGCCGGGCATCCCCGGCCCCTGATCCCAGACGTACCACGCGAAGCGCCGCCATCCTTGGTTGCGCATCCAGTCGAGCCACGCATCCCAATACGGAATGACTTCGTTGTCACGGTGAATCAACCCGAGGTTGACCAGCACCTGTCCGTCGTCGGCCATCGGCACCGTGGCGAACACGCCGCGCATCAGACCATCCCAATCCCCGATGCCGCCCGACGTGTAGTCACGCTGGTTGCCGTATGGCGGTGAGGTGAAGCACAGCCGCGCCGTGTCACGCTGCATCAGCGTGGCGACCACGCTTGGGTCGGTGGCGTCGCCGCAAATCAGGCGGTGCGAGCCGATGGCCCAGACATCGCCACTGCGGGACACCGGCACCACTGGGGCATCAGGCACCTCGTCGGCTGCGTCCGGTGCATCAGCATCCTCGTCCTGATCAGCATCGTCCGAGGCCACGTCGTCAGAAAGCAAGGCTTCGATCTCGGCGTCCTCGAAGCCGGTCAGCGCAAGGTCGTACCCGGCCTCGGACAGCTCGGCCATTTCCAGCGCCAGCATCTCCTCGTTCCAGCCTGCGTCGAGCGCGAGCCGGTTGTCAGAGATGACGTAGGCGCGCTTCTGCGTCGGCGACAGGTGGGCCAGTTCGATGACCGGCACCTGATCCAGACCCAGCTTGCGCGCGGCGGCCAGACGACCGTGGCCCGCGATGATGCCGTTGTCGCCATCCACCAGCACCGGATTCGTCCAGCCGTACTCGACGATGCTGGCGGCGATCTTGGCCACCTGCTCATCGGTGTGCGTGCGCGGATTGCGGGCGTAGGGGATCAGCGCCTCGACCTTGCGGTACTCGACGTTGAGTGTGTTCAAAAGTGGCGTCCCAGAAAGAGAAAACCCGCCGACGGGAAACCGTGGGCGGGCTCGTGATGTGTGCGGACTGGCGGGGCGGGTGCAAACTGCAAACCCTGCAAACCTTGGTTTGCAGTCGGACGCTAGGCGAATGCCGCGCTCGCGCCCCCCGCATAGCTGGGTGCCCAGGAAGGACCCGTGGATGGCTGGACGGCTTGCTTGACCGTCGCCGCTGTCCAGTCCAGACCTTAGCCGAGATACTACCCTCGGACCGGCGGATTTGTTGCACCTGTGCGCACGCCCGGTTTCGCATCCAACCCCAAACCGCGAGCAACCGAGTGCGGCGTTAATCGGCGTTGCGCATGGCTTTGGGAGTGGTGCTTCGTCCTGCCGCTGCGCTGGCACCTTGTTGCGTGGTGTTTAGGTGGTTCGCGACAGTCTGCAACGCCCGCTGCCACCGCCGCCACGCCGTGGTCCGGTCGCAGCCGAAGCGGGCGCAGATGTCGCGCCAGCGGTGGCGCTCGGCGCGCATCCATACCAGGTGGCGTTCCTCTTCCTCCAGCCACAAGACCCAGCGCATGGTCTCGAGCATGCGCTCGATGGCCTCGGGGCTGGGCGGGAAGCGCCGGATCGAGGGTTCGGCCCCCAGCGTCTCCCAGGGCATGCGGCGGATCGCGGGCCAGGTGTTGAAGTAGCCCTGCACGCGCACGGGCGGCAGGCGGTGGGCGGTGATGGCCGCCTCCCGGAAGCGTTCGTCCACACGCTCGACGGTCCACTCAGCCATGGCGCGCCTCCCGTGCACCGTAGAGCCGCTCGCCGATTCGGCGGATCAGCTCGCGCTCCGTCCAATCGAGCCGGTCGTCGTCGAGGCAGACGACGAGCAGGCGTTGCTCGCGCCAGCCGCGGCGCTTGACGGCCTCCACGTCCATCGGCTCGGGCTGCAGGCGCCCCAGCGGGCAGCGGTAGCGAGGAGTCGGGATGTCCATCTCACGCCTCCTGCGCCGCGTCGTGATGCTGGATGGCCCAGTGCAGCAGAGCCAGGGCATCGGCTTCGTTGTCGTCGTTCGGGGCGTGGCCGCGCGATTGAACGGATGCGATCATCTCGTCCTTGCCCGCATTGCCCTTGCCGGTCGCGTGCTTCTTGATCGTGCCGACCGGGACGCCTTGGTACGGGATGTTGTGATGCTCACACCACGCCGTCAGATGTCCCATGAAACCGCCGTAGGCATGCGCGGCGTCCACGCCCGCGTGCCGTCGAACCTCCTCGAAGAACACCGCGTTGATGTGGCTGCTGGCGCTCAAGAGTTCGTTGAGCCAGCGTTTGAACCGCAGGAAGCGCATGCCGCCGCCTTCGAATCTCTGCGGCTTGAACTGCTCGGTGCCGCTGGTGATCGTGCCGTCCAGGTGTTGCAGTGCCCAGCCGGTGCGTGTGCCCAGATCGAGGGCGAGGATTGTCGTGTTCATCGTCGATTGCTCCAGATTTCTGCTTATTCGGGGTGGGCGAGTGACGGATGCGACGGGTTCTCGGGATAACTCTCTTCACGTGCGCGCACGCGTAGCGCGTCAATCAGTAAACCCGTCAAATCCGTCACTCGCCCGGTCTTGCTAGTCATCGCGGTAGGGGTAGCTGTGGCTGTGGGGCTTGGGCCTTAGCGCGATGCCCGCGAGGCCGCGTGCGCCCCCGGTCAGCCGGCACTTCTCGAACTTGCGCGTCGCCATCAGCTCGGAAAAACGCTTGACCGAGCCCACATATTCGCCGGCGCGTTCGGCCCATTCCCGCCAGTCGGCGAACAGTTCGGAAACGCCTTCGCGATGGGTCTTGGCGAGCAGACAGCGCTCTTCGATCCATTGCCCGAGCGCGTCCTCGGCCTCGAAATACTCCTCGGTCGCCGACACCACGCTGGCTGGCGGCTTGAGCCCTTGGCGCTGCCACAGGCTGCAGCCCTCGACTGCCCACGCCAGAATCCCGTCGCGCTCCTTGAGCAGCTTCTCGGTCAACTTGCCGTCGCGCTTGTCGGGCGGGATCGTCACCGTGAACGGGATCAGGTGCAGGCGTCGCTTCATCGCCTCGTCCACGTTGCGGATCGAGGGTTTGTGGTTGCCCGCGATCACCAACTTGAACTGCGGCACGTACTCGAAGAAGTCCTGGCGCATGAAGCGTGCGGACACCTTGTCGCCCCCGGTGATGGCCTTCACCTTGGATTCGTTCCAGCGCCGGCCTTGCTCGGTCTCGATGCTTGAGACGAAGCGTGCGCCGCGCAGGCCCGCGAGATCGGTGGGATGCCGGTCGGTGCGCGCTTCCATGAACGTGTCCATCGGCGCGTTGGCCGCGTAGTCGCCCAGGATCGTGGTGATCACGTTGACGAACACCGACTTGCCGTTCGCGCCCGTGCCGTACAGGAAGAACAGCGCGTGTTCGCAGGTCACGCCCGTCAGGCAGTAGCCGACCATCAGTTGCAGATAGGCCATCAACTCGGCGTCGCCGCCGGTGACGTCGGTCAGGAACGCACGCCAGGTCGGACTGTCGCCCTGCGGCATGGCCGTCGTCACCTTGGTCATCCGGTCGTCGCGCCGGTGCGGCCGCACCCGGCCCGAGCGCAGATCGACGACACCGCCTGGCGTGTTGAGCGCCCAGACGTCGGCGTCCCATTCCTCGGCGGTGGAGGCATGCTTGGGATCGGAGCGCGCGATCTTCTCGACCGAGGAGATCGTGGCGGAACTCGCGAGCTTGGCTTTCAGCCGTGGGCTGTCCGCCTTGAGCGATGCCGTGCGGCAGATGCCCCGTGCGAGATGCGAGACGTAGAGCACCTGATCCGGATTCCAGCGCACGCCCGTCCAGACCAGCCACTTGCCCCACAGCGCGCAGTAACGCCAGTTCTCGCCGTAGCGGCGCGTGAAGGCGGTGGACAGTCCGTCCTCGGTCGTCCAATCGATGCCGTCAAGCAAATCGGGTTGCGGAGTCTCTTCGACCGCGCGCATGACCGGCATCCGCTCGCCGGCGGCAAGGAAGCCCCCGACGTCGAACCCTTCGGGAATGGCGTCCGCCGCGTCCCAGCCATCCGGCTTGTCGCCGGGCGGAACGAGGATGGCCACGGAGGTCGCGCCGGCCTGCAGAATCGCCTGCGACGCACGATCCGCGTAATCCCAGCCCGGCTTGTCGCGGTCAGGCCAGATCAGCACCGCCTTGCCTGCCAGCGGCGACCAGTCGGTCTTGTCGACCGGGGCGTTCGCGCCGTGCATGGCCGTGGTCGCCGCCACGCCAATCTCGATCAGCGCCTGTGCGCATTTCTCGCCTTCGACCAGGACGATGTGGCTGGCCGCTGCCAGATCCGGCTGGTTGTACAGGGGGCGCGGCTCGGGCGGGGCCATCTTGCGGCGCTTGGCGTCCCACGGCCGGAACTCTTTCTTCCCGCCCGGCGGGTCGTAGCGGTAGACCACGGCGATCAACTTGCCGGTGGCATCGTGATAGTCCCACTTGGCCGTTGCCGGGCCGAGATCATCGACCGGTGCTTCCTTTTTCGCCTTGCGTGCCGGCACCGCCCGGGCTCGCCCGAGCAGATCGCCCGCGTGCGCCAACACCCGGAGAAATTCGGTGTGGACGTTGACACCGAGACAGGCTGCGATCAGATCGAAGATGTCGCCGCCGTCGCCCGTCGCGCGATCCGTCCACAAGCCGGCCTTTTCGCCATCGAGCACGACCTCGAGGCTGTCGCCGGGGCTGCCCAGCACGTCGCCGATGACGAACTTGCCCCGGCGCTTTTTGCCTGCGGGGAAGAGCGTGCCCAGCACCGCTTCCAACCGGGCGAGCAGGTCCGCGCGGATCTCGTCGCGCTCGGCGTCCTGGTTCTCGATGACAGGAGATGTCTCGTTGAAGTCGATCATTCGGCTCCCTCGTCTGGCATCTCCGCTTTGCCGGCGTCGTGACCCTGCGGTGTCCGGGCTTTGACGGCCCAGGCGGTGAGTTCGGACAGCCGGTACCGCACCAGACCGCCGAGCAGGTAGTGAGGGATGCGGTACTTGGCGCGCATCGCGTGGTCGGCAAACCAGTAGTACGGCAGGCGCAGCGCGGCGGCCGCCTGCTTGGCGTCGATCATCGGCTCGCCGGCGGTGACCGGCTGCGTTTGAATGTTGTTGTCGTTCATGATGGCAATCTCCAGCAGCGGTCCTGCCACGCGCACATCCGGCATTCGAAGTGGGTGGCGTCGGCGAACGAGCGCGGCAGGAGTTCTCCCGCTTCGGTCGCGGTGATCACCTTCACCGCGCGATCCGACATGCGTTGGGCAAGGGCTGCGTCAAAGGGCACGAGCTCGGCGTAGATCTCCATCGTGTCGGCATTCACCGCTGTGAAGAGCGCCGGGTGCTCGTGCAGTTCGAGGTAGGCTTGATAGAGCGCGACCTGCGCGGCGTAGACGGGTTTAGCCACGGCGAGCCGGTTCTTCTCCAGCTCGCGCCAGGACTTCGAGCCGAGGCATTTGTTTTCCCACAGCGCGGGATAAGCGAAACCCTCGGGGCCGCCGACGATGACGCCGTCGATGTGGCCCTGCAGGCGTCCGCCCGCCACCGAGAAGCCGAACTGCTCACCGTCGGCCTTGCGCGTGCGCAGATCGAAACCCGCACTGCGCAGCCACACGACCATGCAGTCCTCGACGACGTGGCCGCGCTCGAAGATGCGCAGCATCCGTCCCTGGGTGTCGCGCCCGTAATCCACCGGCGCTTGCGCGAACTCGTACTGCAGCGCTCGCTCGCAGGCCACGCCCAAACGGGATGCGCCAAGATAGCGGCGCACCTCCTGCCGGGCGCGGGTCTGCTGCAGACCGATATCGATCAGCGCCGCGACCTGCCCGGAGATACTGGCGGTGGAGTTGAAGTCCATCATGGCTTCGTCTCCCAAGGCAGGTCGTCCTCGAGGTCTGCGAACGGATCGCTGACC